ATATCCTTGGAGATGATATCTTCAATGGGTAATGCTTTTACGTTTCCGCTAGAGACCCTAATATTTTTTACTCTCGCTGTTGCAACACATTCAGTAAATCGCGATAATTCTCGTAGCTCTTTCACGGATGTGGAAGATTTAAACTGCGGAATAACCGTGTTTGGTGATGATTGCATACTGCCTGTCGAAGATGTCCCTTTATATGTGGAAACCATGAAATCTATAGGTTTCCTCCTTAATGAGGACAAGTCTTTCTTTGGCACGAGTTTTAAATTTAGGGAGTCGTGCGGTGCGGATTGTTTTTCGTACCGTAACGTTAGGCCATTTTATTTAAAGGCCCCCCGTAACACAAAAACAAGTACTTTACGTGCTTGGCTGTACGTTTTGTGGAATCGGACCGTTCATAAACTCATTGTGAGTTTGGGTCCGACTACCTACGTATATGCCGACGCGCTTCAATATTTGTCTAGTGTTATATTGACCTGGAACACGGAGATTTATTGTGTTCCTGATCATTATCCAGACGATGCGGGATTAAAGTTGTTCGGTGACGCTCCTCGTTTGCTTAAATATTTCCCCAAAAGGGAAGGCAAATTGAGTCCTATTATTGCAGATAAGCATGGTACTGTCGTTTTCAAGTACCTGCTGTCTAATAGATTGGATTCTGAGGTCGACAAAAACCAGGGATTATATTTCTGGCGAAGTCTCAAGACCGATACAACTTATTCCGTTTTCCCGGAACTTATCTTCAGCAATCAGGCAGGAGAGTTAGTAGTCAAAAAAGACTATACTAAAGACTTTCCACTTGTACGAACTCAGATTGAGTTCAACCCGTTTGAAGAAAGATCGGATGGATTGGGTTACGTTGTCAGATCCGGTACGGATTGTACTGGGTTTAGCGAACAATTTGCAGGATTGAATAAGTAAGAAACAAGTACCCGCTACGGTAGCATGTGACCATGTTATTCTAGTGAGGAAACTTCACTCCGGGAGGAGTTAGATTTCTTATTTCACTTTTCTGCAAAATGGTGTTGACCAAGCTGTGCAAAACTATTGTTGCGAAACATTAGTAATGGTTGACTTAGTTG